AGACGCAACTATCCTCTACGGACTCGGCTCGACGCAACAGTTTCAGGGAACTTATTCCCCTGACATAAATCTGTTTACGCCTTGCTATAGAGAACCGTATAGGACGTTCGAATGTGTGAGGGAATCTTCCTTCACTGCTCACGACCTATTCCACGCTCAAGTCGAGTACAACTTTAGTTTTACTCGATTCCAAACTGAGAATGCTCAGTTGCTTGGCATGATGGATGCTCTTGGGATTAATCTTAATCCTGCGATCATTTGGAATGCTATTCCATGGACCTTTGTGATTGACTGGGTCATTAACGTAAGTAAATGGCTCGACAAACGCAAAGTGATGAATCTGGAACCTGCGATTAACATATCTCGGTACTCTTGGTCATATACTACCATGCGGACTACTAGGACACGTATTCGTACGTACCCTAATACCCCTTGGACGCATATGCCCTGGATGTACCTGCCGGACTTGTATGAACAGACTTATCGTCGTTCATCCGAGTTGCCGACATACGACTCGCTGCTCGCAGTGAGTGGGTTGAGTTCGAGAGAACTTAGCCTCGGCGTCGCTCTCGCAATTACGCGAAAGAAACGCTATTCCCGTCGTGGGAGGTAACCCACGTACGCCTACGAAAGTAGACGTAGCTAGCTTTGCTAGCAATACAGTGAGGGCGAGAGCTCTCGACAAATCAGCATGTTATCTAACACGCTCGTTACAAACGAGATTAAGAACGCAGCAGGCACCGAAGTTGAATTCGATCGCCTGTCTATTGGTCCTCGGTCTACAGAGTTTAAATCTGTGACTGAGACTCCAGCATTGCCTAATAGGCTCAACATTAGCCACCAAGAGACTGGTGTCGGGATTTCCCGGCGCCGTCGCTCGGTCGTACGGTTTGATAAAACCGTGACTGGCGAAGTTGATATCCTACAGACGATGAAGGGGTCCGCTTACCTTGTCCTCGATATCCCGATAGGGTTATCGACGACGGTAAATTTGCCTAAGGATCTGCTCGCACAGTTGATATCGTTTACTGCCTCTTTAGGGGCATCTACGACGATTCTGTACGACGGTACTGGCAACGGGG